AGGCGCTTGGTGGGAACACAACCCACAAAGAGGTAGAGCTAATAACTCAGCGGCTTTGTTGAGACACAAAATCACAAAAGAATTCTTTATGGATTTGTGGAAAAGAGTTGAGGCTTCAGGAGCTGGTGAACCTGGTATCTATTTTACAAACGATAAAGATTGGGGAACTAATCCATGTTGTGAAATCGCTTTGAGACCAAATCAATTCTGTAATTTGTGTGAGGTAAATGTTTCAGACATTGAATCACAAGAAGATTTGAACAACCGTGTTAAAGCAGCGGCTTTTATCGGAACACTCCAAGCAGGATACACTGATTTTCATTACCTAAGAGATATTTGGAAACGTACAACTGAAAAAGAAGCGTTGATTGGTGTATCAATGACAGGTATCGGTTCAGGTGTTGTTTTGGGTTATGACATGAAAGAAGCGGCTAAACTTGTAAAAGAAGAAAATACAAGAGTTGCTGAACTTATTGGTATTAACAAATCGGCAAGAACAACAACTGTTAAACCAGCAGGTACAACATCATTGACTTTGGGAACATCATCAGGTATTCACGCTTGGCACAATGATTATTACATTCGTCGTGTTCGTGTTGGTAAAAACGAATCAATCTATCAATACTTGGCAATATATCACCCTGAGTTGATAGAAGATGAATATTTCAGACCACACGATACCGCAGTAATTTCGGTACCACAAAAAGCACCTGAAGGAGCAATTTTGAGAACCGAGTCACCATTCCAATTGTTGGACCGTGTTAAGAAAATCACACAAGAGTGGGTAAGACCTGGTCATAGAAGTGGTTCTAACACGCACAATGTATCTGCAACAATCAGTCTAAAACCTGAAGATTGGGAATTGGCGGGTGAGTGGATGTGGGAAAACAGAGATTTCTATAACGGTCTTTCTGTTCTTCCTTACGATGGTGGAAGTTACATTCAAGCACCATTTGAAGATTGTACCGAAGAAGAATATAAAAGATTATTCTCTAAACTTAGTACAATAGATTTGTCTAAAGTCGTTGAAATGACTGATGAAACAGATTTAAGTGGTGAATTGGCTTGTGCTGGTGGGGCTTGTGAAATCAAGTAAAGAAAATAAAAAAACTATTCAGGAAGGGGAAGGCGAACAGCTTTCCCTTTCTTCGTTTTACATTGAAAATGGAAAATATGTTTTTACTAAAGAATTTCATTTAAAACGAGGATATTGTTGCGGGTCAGGTTGTAGACATTGTCCTTTTTATCCTGCTCACAAAAAAGGGAACACAACTATATTTATTGAAAATGGCTAATGGTATAACATATGGTGTAAACTTTCCTTTTACCGATTCTTTGGTTGGTGATTATTTATCACTATCACAAAATCCCGACCAAGAAACAAGAAGTAATTTAGTTCATCTTTTATTAACAAGAAAAGGAAGTAGATATTATTTACCTGATTTTGGTAGTAGATTATACGAATTTATTTTTGAACCTTTTGATGGAATTACATTCGAGGCGGTTAAGGATGACATTCGTGATACAGTAAGTAAATACATACCAAACTTAGTAGTTAATGATATTATTGTATTACCATATGAGGAATATGAAACACAATATAGTTCAGTAGGCACCATTAATTATGAAAACTTAGGTAATGGAGTATATAGAGTGGCGGGTAGAGGGACATCAGAATATACTGCTAAAATAAGAATTGATTTCACAATAACCGATAATACGTTTCAATCAAGAGACTTTATAATTATTAATATATAAAATGGCAGAAAGAAGAATATCCTATACCGTAAGAGACTTTGCGGCTATTAGACAAGAATTAATCGACTATACAAGGAAATATTACCCTGATTTAGTTAACAACTTTAATGACGCATCTATTTTTTCTGTGTTATTAGACTTAAACGCGGCGGTTACAGATAACCTACATTATCATATTGATAGAAGTATACAAGAAACAGTTTTAGAGTTTGCACAACAAAGAAGTTCATTATATAATATCGCTCGTACATACGGTTTAAAAATACCTGGTAATAGACCATCAGTCGCTGTTTGTGATATTACAATTAACGTACCTGTTGGTGGTGATAGACCTAATGTAAATTACATGGGCACAATTAAAGCGGGTTCACAATTTATTGGTGCGGGACAAACATTTGAAAATTTGACCGACATTGTTTTCTCAAGTCAATTTAACGCCTCAGGACAACCAAACCAAAAAGTTATACCTGTATTAGACGGAACAAATAGAGTTATTAGTTATAATATAACAAAAAGAGAATTCTTAGTTAACGGTATAACTAAAGTGTTCAAGAGAGTAATTACATCATCAGATGCTATACCATTCTTTAATTTATTTTTACCCGAAAGAAACGTATTAAACGTAACTTCAATAATTCAAAAAGATGGTATAACATATGAAAACATACCAGCGTATTCTGAATTTATTTCACCTGTTGGTAGATGGTATGAAGTTCCAGCATTGGCAGAATCGAGAGTGTTTATTCCTTTTGCAGGTAAAACCGCAAGTCAGGGTATAACACCTGGTATTTACATAGATACTAACAATAGATTCATAAGTGAGTTTACACCTGAAAACTTTATGAAGATTACTTTTGGTGGTGCAAACGCAACTGCCGACGAACAGTTGGCTACTTTTACACAAACAGGTGTAATACCAAGATTAAACGATTATCAGAATAACGTAAACTTAGGTTTGATACCAACACCAAATACAACATTGTTCATTCAGTATAGAGTTGGTGGTGGATTAGAAAGTAATTTAGGTGTAAATGTAATTAACACCGTTGGTAATTTAACTATGGTTTTTGATGGCTCAACTAACGCCACCGAACAAGCGAGAGTAATAAGTTCAGTACAGATTACAAACGTTACTGCTGCTGTTGGTGGTGCAAACCCACCTTCAATTGAAGAAGTTAGGAATCTTGTAACATATAATTTTAGTACCCAAAATAGAGCGGTAACTATTGGTGATTATTATGCACTTATCAATAGAATGCCAGGTGTTTATGGTGTCCCTGCTAAAGTTGGAGTTTTAGAATTAAATAACCAAATATACATTGCAATATTAAGTCAGGACACAAGCGGTAAAATGACACAACAAGTTCCACAAGTATTGAAAGACAATATTAGAACTTATCTTAATGATTTTAGAATGACAAACGATAGTTTGACTGTACAAGTTGGTAAAGTAATTGACTTGAGATTTGAAGTAAGTGTGACACTTGAAAAGGCAACAAACCAAAGCGCATTAATTGCGGATATTATTGATACTGTTTCTTCATATATGACACCATTGAATAGAGAGATGGGACAAAATGTTATTATATCTGAATTAAGAAAATTAGTACAAGAATTAAGAGGTATTGTTTCAGTATCCGACATTAAAGTGTTCAACATGGTTGGAGGACAATATTCAAGTTCACAAACAGCACAACAATATTTAGATGCGACAACAAAACAAATTAAATTAGTTGACGATACTATTTTTGCTCAACCAACAGAATTTTATCAAATTAGATTTGATACTAAGGATATTGCCGTTAGAGTAAAACAATAATATTCACATGGTCTTTTATTAACCTACTATTGAAAATATAGTTTAAACTATTTATCAAAAAGTAGACATGGCAAAATCTTATAGATTAAGAACATCAGTAAATTCACAACCAGGGGAAGACCAAACAATTAGGGTTAACATTGACCAAGATTTTGATTTCTTGGAAATCCTATCGCTTAAGCTTACACAATCTGATGTATATAAAAGATTTTGTTCGGATTACGGAGTTATTGTTGGTAGAGTAGTTGCTAACGGAGGATTCGGAATCCCAAATGCAAGAGTCTCGGTTTTTGTACCAATTGAAGATGTTGATGCAATTAACCCTGTCATTGCAACATTATATCCATATACATCACCAGCAGACATTAATGAAGATGGATATAGATATAATTTATTACCATACGAACCATCGTATGAAGGACATGCCGCCACAGGAACATTTCCAACAAAAGAAGACATTTTAAATAGAACTGAAGTATTAGAAATATATGAAAAATATTACAAATATACGGTAAAAACTAATGAGTCAGGTGATTACATGATTGTAGGTGTCCCAACTGGAGACCAAAAAATAGTTGTAGATGTTGACCTATCTGATATGGGTTGTTTTTCTTTGAGACCTACTGACCTTATAAAAATGGGTAGAGGTACTCGAGAACAATTCGACGGAAATAATTTTAGAACTTCAACAGACCTAAGCACTTTACCGCAATTAGTTAATATAGTTAAAGAATTAAATGTTGGTTCTTTTTGGGGTGAGAATGATTTTTGTAATGTTGGTATTACAAGAGTTGATTTTGATTTAAGAGACCAAAACGTAGATATAAAACCAACAGCATTATTTATGGGTTCAATATTTTCATCACCCGATGAAGATTATTTAAAAACCAATTGTAAACCAAAATCGGAACAAGGTGACTTGTGTGGATTGGTTACAGGGCCTGGTACTATTTTGGCAATACGACAAACAATTAACTTAGACCAATTTGGTCGACCAATACTTGAACAATTTGCTTTAGAATCGGGGGGCAAAGTTATTGATGAAAATGGTGTGTTCTTAGTGGATGTACCAATGAATTTGGATTATCTAATAACGGATGAGTATGGAAATTTAGTCGTTTCACAAGACCCAAAAGTTGGTATACCATCCAAAGGTAAATACAGATTTAAAATAAAGTATAATAGTGCTGAAAGGGACATCGCTTCAATTCCAAACCCAACACAATTTATTGACGCAAATATATTAAATTTACAAGCTTTTGCACCCAAAGGTACAGTATTACGAGGTAACTATTTAGTACCAAATTTAAAAGAATATGGGTGGCTTGGAGATTTTGACCCTTCAGAAAAAGAATCAGAAACAACAACCAAAGTTTTAGATTTTACAGCAAATGTTATTGAAGAATCAAAAACAATTATAATTCCAGCGGGTAAATCAGTAAGATTTGAAAAAGTTAGTGAACTTAATTCAATACAAGTTTTAATTAATGGCGTTGTTGATAATTCAAAATGGATTGATGTTCCTGGGTCATCAGAACCTGTAAAAATTACAGTAATTAAAAAGACTGACGTAGTTAATATTAATGGAGTCGATACAGAAATTGCGAAGCCAGTTCAAATAATATATAAAGAATTTGATTATAGATACTCACTGTTTCAAAGGTCATATTCATTTAGTTTAGATTGGGACGATTATCCAAACTACCAAGACGCAATTGATTGTGAAGATACATTTTATGAATTTGTGTATAACAAAGTATATACAACATCACAATTAATTGATGAGTATAGACGAGGTACAAATAGAGGTAGATTTTTAGCAATAAAAGAAGTATTAGAAAGAAGTTGTTTAAGTGAGGTTAATAGATTTCCAATTAACGATGGTGTAAGAAATTTTGATTTATTGTATTTCATAATTTCAGTTTTTTTCTTTTTATTCACAATCATACTTCCTGTCGTTACTTTCGCATATGATTTAATACAAATTTTGTGGGAGTTTGTTATAAAAAATATTTTATTTTTTATTGTACAAATATTTGTTGTTCTTTTGGAGATTGTGAGAGCAATTGTTAAATTTTTCTCAAAAAAATTGGCGGACAAATTAGGTGGGTTTATTGATGGATTACAGAAATTCGCAAATGGAATTTTAAATTTTACGTTCCCACCCATTAGATTACCGTTAATAATATATCCTGATTGCTCTGCTTGTGATTGTAATCCTGAAGGTGACAACGATAGTATAAAGGAAGGTGGTAAATACTCCGAAACAAATTTATCCCTGTTAGCTGATGTTAATATACCCACTTCTTATGAAAGAAACCCTGATATATCTCCAACATTAAGTGAATACGACCAATATCAAGAAGAGGTATATAATGAAGTTTACGGTCAATTGGCTGCTGGTAGAGATAATGCCGATGGAAAAGAATGGGGTAGAACACCAAAATATACAAATGATAATAATGACAGAACTGGTTGGTTAGACACACAAATACCAATACCTGAAAGAATTAACATGTTTAATGGTAAGGGTAAATATTTCCCACAAACACCTGGTGGTGGATATAATAGAATTAAAATTTATCCAAACTACACGGGTAATACAATATCTAGTGGTGTTTATAAATTTTATGAAGACCAACCATATGTAATTTTAGCAGACCAAGGGGCCAATACAACTTTAGTTGCGGGACAAATGATATCCTTTATTTCAACTAATACAAGTAAAGATGTAAATTACAAATCAGAAATTAAAGTTACTGGTACAACACCGACAACCAAATCAATAACAACAAACATAATTTATGCTGACCCAAATAATCCAAATCAAAATATTGAAAACAAAACTTTTGATTTAGTAAATGATTATACAGGGACCACAGAGTATGTTTTTCCTGCGGATATTGAATATTCACAAGTTGTTACGGCAGTTACAATTGGTGATTTAGAAAAGATAGTTGGTACAAATAGTATTAGTGATTATGGTTTTTACAGAAGAGTATTGAAAGGTCAAATTTATGCTAAACTAAGATATGTTGATAACGACGGAAATTCCCAATATAGAGAATTAACAAATAAAGTCGTACCTGTTGAAACAATTCCTGATTATAAAAATTTATTGGTTGTTATTTTGATGAAAGGTGTTGACCCATACTCAACTAGACAAAAAACAAAGGTTGATATTTCCTTACCAATTGGATTACCTGAAGGTAGTGTTATTGTAGAAGGTGAATATAAGATGAATCAACCAATTTTAAAAGGTTTGGGGCTACCTAAGTATAATCAAATACCGACCAACGCTCTTTCAAACCCATATTACCAATCAAAATTCTTTACACCGTCTACAAATTTAAGTAGAGGATTTAGCGCGTTTACATCAAATACTATTACTTTTTATAGTAGTTATGATGCTAGCACTGATGGTGGTGGAGTTGCAAGTGAAAAAATAGGTGTGACTTTTGGTGGATATTACGCGGCAACAAGCTTAACACCAGCTCGATGGAAAACAAATCAATTAGTTGCGGTAAGTAATACTGATGGTTATTACCCATATGAGTATGTTGAAGGTGTTTCACTAATGACTAGATTGGATAGACTATTTAGTATGGACGCAAATCAATTTACTGGCGGATATTACAAATTAGAATCAAGAGTGTATGACACAGGATATACATTTAATGTAAATAATAATCAAAACATTATAATGAGAACCGACAGACTACCAAGGTCTGATTCGTTTGATGACCAATATATTTTCGCCCAAAACAAATCTTTTGCGATTTACACAATAAGTGAAACAGGAAGTGCAACCGCAACACAATCAATATCATCAAGTTTAGATTTTAGTAATTCAGCTTCTGGTGATTTTGAAGATTCATATGGTACAGGAACAACATCATTAATGGGTAGTTTCTCTTGTAGTGGTATTGTACCTTTAGGGGCTTATAAACCGCAAAATGATGGAGAACCACTAACGATTAGTACACCTGAAGAAGCTCCTGATGTTTATTATGTACAAGAAAGATATTTCAGATATAAAACAAATTGTAGAATGGAAATCAAGATTTTTACTTAATCTTGCAATTTGTAGAAACGTATTTGGTATGACCTTTACCAACCAATGGATTAACGGGGCTTTGTATTTACCATCATTCCAAAACGATAAAATATATAAAGGTGGTTTAAATGTTAATGACCCAACATACAATTATTGTAAAGATAAACTCGTATTTCGTATAGAAAATAATAGTTTCTTTTATCGCTCATCACCATATCAAAATGGTTTTGTTGGGATGAAAGCTGAAAAAATAAGGTCTCAAAAAGGTAATGATTATTTCTTAGGAAATCCAGTTACAATAATGGATTTAGGACCTAAAGATAATATAATAAAAAATATTTGCCCAAATCCTCAATTTGATGGTTATTATGTGAATAAATTAAGTCCAACATCTTTTAATCAACCCGCAGACCTATTTCAGTTATTCATAATTAGTAGGATGACAAATTCAAATTTTTGGGGTCAATTATTAAGTAGTGGAAGTGCGGGTATTTCTCAATTCTTTAGTAGACAAGACGGACAAAAAATTGATGGTGATTTTGCACAACTTGTTAGTATTAATTCAGAACTTGGTGTTGTACCGTTCACACCTGAAGGATATAACTCAGACAACTTATTTTTTGGTAAATCTACAAACCCTGTAGTTGGCGTGTTCTTTAGTTCTGACACCGCAACAAGAGATTTTGTATCTCCAGGTCGAAACACATATATTGATACTGCCAAGAAATTTGCATTTAATAGTTTTGGACATAAATCACAAACAGTACCAATGTATAAATGGACTAGAGACACATCTTATTCTATTGGGGGTAAAGGGGTTTTATTTGGTTCAGAAAAGAATGATTGGAATACAAAACCAACAGTTAGTTTGGGTGGACAACAATTTTTCTACAGTACAGATTATCAAACAATAGACAGATTAAATGATAGTACCTATTACCCAAGTGCGGTTAAATTACCAACAACACAAAGACCTGGTTATATATACTCATCTAAAATAGCTTATGATGGCAACAACAACCCAACAGGTTATACATATGACGGATTTATAAGTGCCAGTACATTTGATAATTCTGTTTTCTTGGTTGGAGCACCATTTCACTTTTATTTTGGATTGAAAGTTGGAAAAACAGCTTTAGATAAATTTATTACTAATTACGCGGTTGAAATATAATGAGTAAAGCTTACAACGATAAATTAATTGTTTTACCTAGATTACAATATAAGTTATCTACAGATAAGATATTATCTATACCCGTTAATTTAGATGGGGACAGAAAAGAGTTTGTTGATTCAAATAGAAGTCGTGATGTAAATTCATATCAACAATCTGTTGTTGAAAGAAACGAATCTAATGTTTATAGACTTGGTGGTAAAATCAAACAATTGTTCTATAATACATTATCAGGGGTAACAAATTATGACAATTATAAAAATTTCATGTATTTGACAAATCCTGTTTCTGTCTTAACCAATAATGACATTTTATTTGACAACAGTGGTCGTAGAGTAATTGATACATTTGGTATCAAATGGAATGGTTTTCCGCAGTATCATGAATTTTCTTTTTTAAGAAATGATGTTGAAAACCCACAATTTGATTATCAACCACAAAGCGCCGCCAGCTACAATTGGAGTTGTTATGTAAGTTACGTTTACTCATCAAGTACAACTCAAAGAATGAGTTATGTGAATACACAATTGAGTGGTAACCCCGTTAATTTTGTCGCTTCAGACGGTATTCCATTTACAATAGTTAATACAGTTGCAAATGGTGCAAACTATATTACATTCAGATGTGGTGGTAAACACCATTTAACACCATCACAATTTGTTGAATTATCTATAAGTTATAATGGAAATAATCTTTTCCAAGTAGATAGTATCGGTGAGGCGGGATACGATAACGGAGAAACAAGTTTTTCAATAGTGAATTATGGATACACAGGAAACACATTTGTTAATGGAGTTTCAGGTACGTTTAAAAGAATTGCAGATATAAATAATTCGGGTGAAACTAAATCAAAATATTATATTAGATTACACAAATTATTAACAAATGAAAAAGGTGTTACTCTTAATAAAATGGGATTTGAACAATTACCATTCGCCAAAAAAGAAAAAATAGAATATTCAGCATTGACACCTAATTTACAAGAAAGAATATCGGTTTTAGATGGTACTCAAACTTATAATTTTGTTGTAGTTAATGATTTAGATGTTTCTCAACTTACAACAAATTTTAACAAACCTGTTACTAATTTATACTTAACGATAGTAAATAAAGGATATACTGGATGGTTTAACAAACCAAGTCCATCAACAAACACAGCAATACAATATGGTTGGGAATTTAATTTCCAAAGAGAAACGATTGACAATTGGTGGACACAAAATAATCTTGATAGTTTTGAAAACATACCAGTAATTGAATATTCCAAAAATGTTGGTAGTGACACATATTTGTTTTACTATAACAGTTCTTTACAGACAGGACACACATTAATTGGTGATTTTTGTGAATATAATGAAGCCGAACAATTGGAGTATATTATATCAAATTGTAATCATAAACTAACATTTAACGATTCGTTGTATCAAATTGACTCACAAAGTACATCAATACCTGAAGGGTACTTTTATATACCACACCATGAAATACCACTAAAGAAATATTCAAACAATCTTAGTACCGAACTAAGTGTAGAACCATTAAACAGACCAAATTGGGCTTATTATTCACAACAAGACGGATTATGGAAATGGAGAAATATATTATTACCTGGTGAATTAGAAGAAGACCCAGGTGGGGTATCAATAAATGGATTAGACTATCCATTTTTAAACGGTGCTCATTATCCTTTTAGTCAAATACTATTTAATTTAACAACGCCATTTAAAAACATAAACACAACAGACCCTGTTGTACAAGACCCAATTATAGACGATTGTGAATAATTATAGATTTAGATTTAACAATACCGAACCTCAAAAAGCACTCGAAGTACCAATTAATCTAAGTTGGGATTTGGGAGGTGTTAATGACAGTATTGATTTGTTTGAAAGTGAAGTGATAAGACAAGTTATTAACCCAATTGATAATTTTGAAACTACAAGATATTCACACAAAACATATAATGATACGATAACAAACAAAACACAAACAAGTATAAATTACGAGTTTTATTTTTATAGTGCAACTACTGATTCAAATATAACGGGAGAAACAACAAGTACAAATTGGGTTACTGATTATAGGGCCAACAATATGACCACTACGGACATTGTTTTTAAAGTTGGAAAATTTACAAGTTCATTCTTTAAGTTGGATTTTTATGATACACCAAGTACTACAAATCAACAGATTTATTTAACGGTAATTTTACCAACTCGACAAGGTGAAATAATGACAGTACCATATGGTATAACAACTGTTGATATTAAAAAGCCTGTATACAAATTAGATTATGTTGGGGATAAAGAGGGGTTTTTCCTTTATTGGTTAAAAGACACTGAGTTTGTCGACCTACAAACTTTATATATGAGTGCAAAGTTTTTTGATGCAAGTATTGGACAATTTAAAAGGATGATGACAGTACCCCAAGGACTTATGGGGGAAAAATTTAATTTTAACAATGAAGAATACTTTTATTATCAAGTTGATTTAGATTATACAGGATACACATATGATGTAATACTTTCAAACTCAACAGTTCAAGATTTAAGAGTTGGAACAACTCTTAACCCAATTAAATGGTATGAATATATAAACCCACCAATACCACCAATACCAACTGGTGTTCCAACACCAACACCCACGCCAACCCCAGTTTACAAGACATTCCAACTTGAAAGATGTACCGATTCTAAAATAATGTATGGTACGGATAATTCAAACTTAGGAGTTGTGGTTGGTGATTTTGTAAAAATAAGTGGAGCGGCAAATGCAGGTTGTTGGAAAGTAATTTCTGAAGTTGGTGTGGGCGCTAGCTCGTCAATAATATCTAAACATACTGATTGTAGTTGTAGTTAAACATGAAAGAAGAAATATTCAAAATATCGATATCACAAGAATTCTTAAACGCCGCAAAGGTCGATGTTGTGGTTAGTGGTGAGACTGTTCCTATGTGGACAGGCATGACTTATCTACTAACAGGAGGAACAAATGGAAATTCAGTATTAACTGGACTTACCGTTCCAATAATGTTTGAACAGTCATACAAAGACATTGGATATTATTCAGGATTTGATGGTGCTATTCTACAGAAGGATTTGAATAATAATTTTATTTATAGTGGTACAACAGGTTCTCCACAAAATTATAATTTGTACCTATATAATACATCACAAGAACAAGCCCAAGAAATAAATTACACAGTTGATTGGGGAGACAATTCGCCAAAACAAAAAATAGAAAACAAGTACCCGAACTATACGGTACATACATACCCATTTAATCCAAACTCAGAACCAAAATCATACACAATTTCAATGAGCGGTGCAGGACCTTGGGGTGTTACAGTAACAACAAAAAATATAAAAATGCCTTATCAGGCATTAGGAATACCAAATGAAGAAGGTGAATCTTTTTTTATACCTATGGGAACTTATTGGTCAGGAACACCAATATCATATAAATGGATTTTTACGGGTGATAGTTATAACAACTATCCCGCCCAAGTTACATCATCATATCCACAATATAAAAAAGTACCGTATTTTGTAACAGGATTTACAAATTCACAATTATCTAAATTAAGATTATATGGACCACAACCGTATGTTGAAGGTGTACCAATAATTGTAAAAGGTAAAATTATTGGATTGGTAAATAGATTGGCGGACAACTATACGGCCTATACATATAATGACCAACTTTATTATGATTACCCTGAAGGATACACATTGTTTATAACAGGATACTCAGACCCAACAGAACCAGAAAAAATAATTCCAATTGTTTCAGGGTTAACACAAGAGATGATAACATTAATTCCAATTGTAAAAGAAGAAGTATTAATTGGTATGGTTAACGGAGCAGAAATACAATCAAATGTATTTATAGACAGAGGAAGATTATCAGCAACCGAAAGTCTTTTTAGATTTGGGGAAATAGATGGTATGAACGACCTCTTAAATTACGGATACGGATATTTTAAAATAACAACAATATAATGGCACTAGGAACCTACGGTATTACAAGACCAGCAGATATGAGTCCCGAAGATGTGGAAATCATTATGATTTATACCCCATCAAGGGATTACACATCAACTCCTGTAATCAAGAAATTAAACGCCGCACAAATACTCACACCCTATTTTAACAATTCAAGTACTGGCGGTGGTACAGATGAAATATTGGGTGGAATGTATAATTTAAGATTACCATCTGACGAATTCAATCAACTTGGAATTTATTCTTTGATGATTAGACCTGTACAAATCAGAACAACATTAACTGATTGTGGTGTTCTTTCATCATTACCATCTGTTAAAGGATTAGTTGTTGATGTTAATAACGTACCCGCGACTTATAGGTCAAGATTTAATTCACAAGGATTGGTTGGTTATAGAGTTGAATATCTTAATAGTGATGGTACAAAAATACCAAACTTTTATAGAATGGTAACATCTTCATTTTATGTTGATACCGTAATCACACAACCAAGTGCCGCGAATGTAAGTAATACAAGATACAGATATATCGATTCACCAGCCGCAAGAAATTTGATATTCATGACTGTGTCACCATCAAGTTCGCCATCAAATAATCCTGCTGCGGTACCATATATTGGTCAACCTGGTCAGAACGTAATTTTAACAAATACGTTATTCAACCCATTTATGATTGAAATTGAAATGGCTGAGTACGACTTGAATAGTATCGCAATTGCTCTTTATGGTAACCAAGTTAAAGCGATTGAACCTGGATTATACACAATTTACGACTCACAAAGTAGAATCTATAAACAATACAACTTGTTCGAGGTTAGAAGTGACTTTGACGATATTCTTTATGAGGTTCGTCAAGATAGAGGTAACAATATTGATACAAGTCAAAGTTTCGATAACATTGTTCAATAATGGCTAAAATTGTCGTTCCAAATACGGGTGCGGGTTTTAATAGTACTACTGAAAATTTAGTAGGATTCCACTGAAAAAATAACACAAGAATATCAAGAAGGAGTTTTTTCAGACCCAATCACACTTGATAGTCTAAATATAGATTCAATCGAAGAGGCTAGAATTACCGCATCAAAAGACCTTAAAGTTTATCCCAATTATGATTTAACTGAAGTTACAAACTTTACACTTTACGGTTCATTAACAAAAAGATTAGAGGTTTCAGTAACACAAATTATTAATTATTTTCCTGCGGCTTTAGAAGTAGACCAAGTATATTTTGATTATACAACAGCGTTTACTTGTTCTAATGTTGTTTATAATCAAGTAAAAAATGTGACATCGTTTACTGTTGATGTGACAAGAATAAAAAACATATTCGATATTGATTATACAACAAACGCTGCGAGAAACGTCTCTTTAAGGGCAACCCCTGTAAGTCCTTTAAGAGCTCTAACATCGACGTATAAAGATTACTCTTTATTTGTTGGTACGGGAAGTACAGAATTTCCTGTTGTTGTTTTTTCTCCAAGTACTAGTCTAACTGCGGGTACAATAACATTTACAGTATCAGGTGATTGTTTTTCAGGGTTAACTAACATTACAAACTCATTAGTCATTAGACCTAACAAACAAAAAACAGAAATGGTTTTTGCTAATGATTTTGATGAAGTTGAAAAATTCTTATTGAATAGATTTGTTGTACCAAAATATACAGCACAATTTAAAGTTCCAAGACAAACAGATGATGGTACTTATTATACCGCATATGAATATTTGACATGGCCTTTATTTGGTATTTGGAATATAGACATTATAACTTCTGCATATCAATCTTATGTTAGTAAATTAGCACAATACGGTGGGGAAATTGATGAATTTAAAACTAACTTAATTAGTAGATTTTTAACAACAGGTGCGTTCCACGAATTCGATACTCCTGACCAAAAAATTGAAAAGGTTTTACAATTATACTCAAGAAGTTTTGATGACACTAAAAAGTTCATTGATGTACTGG